TGTCGTCCTTCACGGTCTGGCTGGTCGCTGTGTATTCCAGCGTTGCGCCGCCCTTGATGTTGCCCGCGCGGTTGTCGTCGATCTCGATGGTTGCGTCTTCGGGCACAGCGTCGTTAAACTCGACGATATACAGGTCGCCGCTGCCCAGGATAATATTTTCGCTGTTGTCGATCTCTTTCATGTGTGTACCTCTCTCGTTGTGAATGAAAAAAGTGTTTGATAGGGGGTGCCGTCGGGGAAGTGGTCTACGTTCACGGGGCCGCAGCCTTGCAGGGCGGCCAGGATTTTGCGTTCAAGTGCAAAGTCTTTGTTTTTTGTAAAAAGGGCAACGGCCCAGGTAAGCGTTTTAATTCTCACGCGGCCCAGGTCGTCGCCGTCTTCCACTTCGTCCGCGCGGACAACGTGATAGGGAAGCGGCACGGGTGCGCCATTCGCTGGCACAACCTTTTCCGCTTCCTGCCGGATCCCGGTTTCAGCAAGCCGGGCAAGTATGGTGCTTCTTTTCATTTGGTCGCTTCCTCGCACTCGGTAACGAATTCTTGCTGCCACTTTTCCGCCGGGCGGTCAATGTGCGGGTAGGCCGGTGCGGGGGCAGGGCCTTTGTGGCCATTCTGCAAAAGGTGTGTAAGCTGGTAATGGGCTTTGTTGTACACGGTGTACGCCTTCGCGCCGTCTGCTTGGAAGTCCAGTCTTTTGCGTATGCGCCCGTCCGCTTCGGGGCGGTGCCGCGCAGTTCCTTGGCAAGTCCCTTTGCGCACTTCTCGGCAGCTTCGTCCACGGCTTCGGCCACGCCGTTGGCGTATGTCCTTAGCGTCGCGGTAAGCGCCGCCGAAAAATCAAAATCGGCCACCGCCGCCCACCTCCGTGTCGTCGAAGTCGAGCAGAAGTTCCGGCTGCTCCAGGGTCAAGTCCGTACATTCGGGCAGCGTGTCCTTGATAATCTGCGTTTGCGCAATGCCGTACTGTTTGCCGTTGATAACGACAAAAGCGCCACGTTCCACCTGGTCGGCGCGCGGTATACGGATAAGGCGTTCAACCTTGTGGCCCGCCTGTTCCGCTTCGTAGTTCCGCCGGGTGCCGATAATGCGGTCTTGGAAGCGCATATTTTTGATTACCAGGACAGGCCGCTGCTTGTCGTCCAGCCGCCACACACTGCAAAGCCCGTCAAGAAAAGTTTCGAATTTGATTTTATTCTTTGCCACAGCCGAAGCCCTCCCGAAACCGAAGCATATTTAATTCGCCGCTGTATTCTTCGATGAAGTCGGCGCGTTTGTTATTCACAAAGTACCAGGCTGCCGTTATAAGTAACTGGCGACGTTCCCCGCTTTCAAACGAAAGCCCTGGGCTTCCGGCAGTATCTCGCAGGTAGTCCAGGGCTTCTTCTATGGCGTTTTTTGTGTTGCGTTCGGTTTTTTCGTCAGGCTCCCACGTTATGTTCATGCGGTTAAGTACAGCCTGGTACAGCTGGTCGCTTACCTGCGCTGCGGTCTCCGCTGTTTCGTTCATGGTAGGCCCTCCGCGCTATCAGCTTTCTGCTTTGGTGACAACAGGGGCGACAACCTGCACCAGCGTGGCGGGGTTGGTGTCAAGGGCGGAAATGTCCAGCAGGACGAAGGCGTAAGCGTCCAAGGGGCGGGCGTTGCCCTGCAACTTGGCTTTGTAGGCGCGCTCGTCCTCGAAAAAGCGCACGCTGTCGTCCTGCACGATGGTGCCGTCCTTGCCGGTTGCGCCCAGGCCCGCGAAGTAGCGGGACGCAATGCCCAGCACGGCCTTGCCGCTTTCCAGGGCTGCGGTCTGCATGGTCTCTGCGGGAATGGGCAGAATGTCGTGCGCCCAGGTGCCGTCGGGGCGGCGGAAGGAAGTGGCGGGCATAATCTTCTGCCAGTAGTCAAACGGGTTGCACAGGAAGATCAGGTCGCCGGGGTCGATGGCGCGGGCCTTGGTAGCGTCCACAGGGTCGCGGGCCAGCTTCGCCACGATGTTGCCCAGGGGCGCGGGGTCCAGCTTGTCCAGCTTTACGGCGGTCATACGCGGGTAAGCGCCGCCCACGACGCTGGCGGTGTCGGAAATATCGCGGGTCATGCCGATGGGCTTTCCGTTGCCGTCGCCGTCCACAATGGCGCTTTCCAGGGCCATTGCAATGCTTTCCGACAGGCTCTCGCGGACGTACTGGTCAAGGTACTGCGGCCCCAGATCAACAAGGTCCTGGCTGATACACATAAACACGGACAGCTTCAGCAGGGTCATGTTGAAGTCTTTCAGCGCGCCGGTCAGTTCCTTGCTGATTTTGTCGGTGATGTTGCCCCATGTCGCAGCGGAAGCGGGGGCGGCATTGACGACGAAGCGGGTCAGGTAGCTGGTGTTCACGAAGCTGATACGGTCCAACAGGGGGTGTTCCTTCTTGATGGTGCCGATAACGCCGTCGATCACAGTTTCGGGCATGGCAACCTTGAAGTTGGTAATGGCCATCTTGGGATCGCCCGACTTGACACACTTGCCCAGTTCGGTGTAATAGTTCATTTCCGCGCTGGTAAGCACATGAACGCCACGGGCGGCCATGATGGCAGTGTCCTGGTTGCGTTCGTCGGCTTCCTGCTGGGCCTGCTGCAGAACGGCTTCCTCGATGTCGCCGCAGAAGGTCGCCAGGGCCTCGGTCATTTTGGTTTCGTCGCCGGTCTGGAAGGCGGCGGCCAGCGTCGCAGCGTTCGCCTTCTTGGCGTTTGCGATAAGATCTTTGCTTCTCATTGTTGTTTTACTCCTTTGTCATGGATTCCAGCAGCATAAAAATTGCGCTGGTCTTTTTCCCTTCGGCGGCTTCCGCCGGGGAAGCGTGGGAAGGTTCCGCCGGGGGCGGCGGGGCGGTTTCGGGGGCTTTGGCGGCAGGCATGAAACTGGGCATTGCCTTTTCAAGCTGCATTTGCGGGGCGGCTTCCATCGCGGCGCGGTATTGCCGAATTGCTTCGTCAAGGTCTGCGTCCGTGTCGGCGTATTCGTCGGCCAGGCCGTACTCTATGCAGTCTTCGGCAGTCAGCCAGGTTTCCGCGTTCAGCAGTTCCGACAGTTTGCCGGCGGGCAGCTTG